GCATAGACATACCACTGGCAGTCCTACCTACACCGCCTACTGCACCAGAACCGTGGCTGTATGATGGTATTCCAGTGGCTTCATCGGCAAGCTGACGGCTCTTGTCGAACATCATCAAAAGCTCTTGCGATACGTTGGGGAACTTCGTGCCATGTATAGCGGCACCAATTTGACCCCCCTGCCTACGAAACACTTTGCCGGGGTATACAGACATATCCTGGCCCGGTACCAAGTTAGTTTCATCTACTTCTATCAATAGGTTACCAGACAATGCCCCATTGTCTACCGCCATACGCATGAAGCCATTCATCAAAAGTTGAGTGTCCGTCATATTCTCAGCCACACCTATACCAAAGAACGAGTAGGGGTTTAATTCGTATGGGACAGCGAGGTAGGGAATACGGCTGGGAGTAAAGGGATTTAGCACTAATCTAAGGATTTGGCCGTTACAAACCCATATATTAACCTGAACTTCGTCTTTATCCTGCAATTCCTTGGGTAGTTTAATATCGGCATTTTCAGCCAATTCAGCGTCTAATATGCCCCAATATTCCAGTACCTCAAACCTATCCATGTCAGAATGAGTTGAATCATCCTCCAAAGCGTCTTCCCAGTACTCCCGTGTATAGTTGGAGCCGTATTCTAAGGCGATTTCTATGCTTTCTTCTCGAAAATGAGGGCGTTTCTTTAGTGTACGTAATTGCGTACGGTTTAATCTATGCCGCTGTATGGTAAATTCAGCTTCAGTCATATTTCTGGCGTCAGGGTCTGGGTAAAAGTCCCAAATGCTGACGTATTCCATCTTAGGGATGGTTTCAAAGAGAGGAGTGTAGTTTCCTTCTTCATCCCAGCGGGGATATTCTTTATCTTGCGCAAATGGACCCTTGAATACTCCGGTTCCAAAGAGGCAGCACTCAAATGCAATCGATCTGAGGTGTTTTGGGGCATCAGTCTCGTCTAGCTGATCATGCATCAGCTTTTCCATCTTCTGAGCCGCACGTTTAGCCGGTTCAAAGGTGATAGAACCTTGTGCAGTACCTGCGCCTAGCTGTAGATCGTCTTTCACAGGATCAAGAACGTCTTTGTACAGTCCTAAGTCCTTGGCAATGTCTGGACGCACGATGCTGGAGGTTACTTCATAGTCTACGCCGACTTGTTCTTTAATTTTCTCGCTGGTTAACTCGTTTGGATTGTAAGATACGGCATCTGCCACGTTATTTGGGAACTGACGCGCCTCAATACCAATCGGGAACTTGCTGCCAGCAAATAATACGTCAACAACCTGCGCATAAGCAGCCAAAACCTTCGTCTTCGTGATTTTTATGAAGGCTTTTGACTTTTCAGTTTCCGTAAATTGGACTTCAGACGAGTAAATTCCACGATAATTCCGGTATGAATCCAGCCAACGCTCCTCGTCAGTCATTCTTGCGTCTTTAGACCGCCGGTACTGGCTCTCAATAAACCCTACCGCTCCGGAATACTCTTGATTTTCTAATTCAACGTCACCGTCTTCCATCAATGGAACTACAATATCTGTATCTGTAGCATCTTCTAGAATAGGTTTATCCATTAAAGCCATTTTTAGTATCCAAATGTTGCATCGGCAGGACGCCAACTTTGTTGAGGAACGCCTCTGCCCATATCAAAGGGGCTGAATGCCTTTGGGCGGCTCATAACTGCATACCTGACGCTGTCGTAGGCGTGGTCTGAGGCGTATCTTGGGTCTATATCGTCAGACCCTTTAGGATCAGAAGGTATTACCGGTAAGTCTGCTATAATTTGCCTGCATGTGTTGAAGAATTGTATGGCAGGTAGGTCTGTGTACTCGTCTACCTTGAGGACTTCATGCAGTCGGTTCTTACCAGCTACTCTTGCGCCACTACTTCTGTCACTAGGACGCCATCGTGTGCCTTCATTTATCATCTCTTCGGCTATACTAGGGCCAGACATGCCCCGCTGATGCCAGCAACTAGAATCAAGAATGCCGTATTGTATTCGGTCACCCTCTTCAGCCGCTTTAATAGCCTTGGCTAGATCACGTCCGGTATGTTTGGACAGGTATAATTCTCTGTAGTTAATCAGAGTACCAAAGTTGGGATCAATTGCGAACCAATGCACAGCAGAATAACTGCTATATCCGTAGTCGCATGACCTAAACCTAACCCAATCATGCGGGATGTCATATGGTTCAATAACATGTACAGACTGCCTAAACTCCGAAAAAGCGGCTCCATCAGCAATAGCCCAATCTCCTTCAAGAAGTTGCCTTCGCTGCATTTCTGGGAGTGATAAGAGGTTCGCTTCATACTGCCCACCTTCCATTAAGTAGGGATTGTCTTTCAATGATGCAGGAATAAAACGTCTGTAGAATAGAGGTTCTCCCGCCTTCTCATGGCTGGGTGGATAGACTAGGTCTTTTCCGCTATCTAAGTCTTTTGCTATGAATTTTGTGTTAGCAGGAGCAGGGTCAATCCAAGTACGTTTAACCCATCCATGCCCAATTCCACCGGGGTTGGTTGTTGCTCTCATGTAGATGGGGAGGGTGGGATCAGTAGTTCTCAAACGACTCCTGAGATATGTCCATGCGAAATCTGTGGCATACTGGGTCAACTCATCTACGGCTATGTAACTAAAGGATTGTCCCTGATATCTGAGAACGTCTTGATCGCGTTCTAGGTAGCTGAACCACAGCTTGGCACCAGATGGGAAAGTCCATTGTGATTTCTTCTCGCCCCACTTTGCACCCTTAAACGCAAGGGGGTATAATTCTTGGGATTTCCAGATTAATTCCCTCAGTTCATCGTTGGTTCTTCTAAGTATTAGTCCACTAAAATTAGGATTAGAGAAGTATCTCATAGGGTCAGCAAGTAGACCAAATGATTTACCACCACCCGCCGCGCCACCATAAAGTACTTCCCGCTCGTTAGCTGCTAGGAACTCAGTCTGTGGGCCTTCGTTAGGGGCGAAGACTACTTCCTGCTCTTGCCGTTGTTCTTCGATTGCAGAGAAATCTAGGTTAGCAGTGTCGAGTTCTTCTTTTGGCTTCAGCGTGTCGAGGTTCTTCTTGGCGATAGTCAGACTTCTTCTAGCGTCTGCTTGCTTGCGTTTAGCCACTGCTAGTGTCTTCTCTTCAGCCGTCTTGGGCTTCCTCTTACGGTTTTCTTTTCTTAAATCCTTCAACCGTTGGGATGGATTGGCAGTTCCCTTACCCCGTTCACGGTTCCAGATGTAGATTAAGCCTTGATGGCTGATAGTCTCTCCGGTTTGCTTAGACAGCCATTCAGCAGACTTACGGGTCGAGTTACCCTGATCTAGGTAATCCAACGCCTGCTCAATCTTGTCCACCATGTCCTGTTTGGCTACCAGTACTAGTTGGTCATCCTCAGACTCTTCGTAAGCGTAGGGTTTCTTGGCGTACTTATTTGGACGAGTTTTATCAGGCCATTTGGTCAATCGTCAGATTTCGGTGGGAGTATAAACATCGCACCGCCTGTATTTGTGACTTCAACCTGCTCCTTCTTCACCAGACCAGTGCGGTCTAGTATCTGAGCAGCCGCTGCTATTGAATTACGTGCGCCCATTGCCGAGGGATCATCAAGTACGTCACGCATGGAAAAGGCTGCTTTGGGAGCATTCATAGCCAGCATTAGATTTGCCTGCTCGTTAATCTCCTTAGACAAAGGCCGGACTACTGCAGTCGCATTAGTATTCGATGCATAACCCGCTGCTGTCATAGCCTTGCGGATATTACCCCTGCATTCCTCAGACATGAGAGCCTCAAGGAATAGCCTTTGCTTCTCGGTATATTCTCGTTGTGCTTCTAACATTTAAATCTCCGACATTAATCTACTAAAAATATGAAGGCAGAAAATGCGGTTACTGCTACCCAGAATAGTCTTTCAGCAAAGGCTATCTTTTGGCCTCTCTGAATGGCCTGTTTTTCCAGCTCATCCATACGGTCATCGAACTTCTTAAACTGACCTTCCATATTATCCATCCTTTTAAAGACCGTAATAATACGCTCCTCAATACGGGCCATGTAGACAACTGCCTCAGAGAGTTTGTCTAGCTTGTCCTCCATTCGGGACAGCCTCTCCTCGGTCAACTTTTCTTCTTTTTCTTAGGCCATCCCGCTTTCATATCTGCGTAAGCCTTTGCAGATACGGTGGAATTTTTCTTAGACTTAGAAGTCCCTGCCTTTTTCTTGGCATTAATATTCCTGACCAGCGACATTACTTCTTCTTCTTTTTCATAACCACGCCGCCGTGAGCCATTTTCTTAGCGGCCATGCCGCCTTTGGAATAACCAGCCTTTTTAGTCATAGGCTTGCCAGTTTTCTTGGCTTCCTTTTCAGCAGCCGCCTTGCCTTTTTTATCATACGCAAATTTCTTACCACCAACATTAGGCATGTTATTTCCTCTTTCATTTATAAGTCTGGATTGTTCTCGAATTTCAGATTGTTGCTCTTCTAAAATTAAAAATTGCTTATCGATCTGGGATAACTGGGGGAATTGAACTACGGTCACCATTTCTTGCAGGACCAGTAACCTGCAGTTAACTTTGACTTCTTCTCATCGCAGCTATGTCTTGCGCGGAAGGACTTACGGGCGGCTGCATTACTTTTGCGAATTTTCATGTCAGGATCGCCAAAGGTAATGTACTTAACGGAATCCCCTTCCACGGCTAAGACCTCAAACTTCTTAGGCCCACCGCGACGAGGCTTGTTCACTGCAGTAAAACCGTGCCGCTTCTTACCGGCTGCTATCTTCTCTGCCTTAGTCTTACCCATAACTACGCCAGTATGCTTAGGGTTGATATTTCAGGCAGCTTTTTAATGGCACGGCCTGACCTGTCGTATAGAAACTCCAAGGACATAGGGTGCGTGACCGGAGGTATGCTGGTGGGAGATACCGCTGGTATATTAGCTGGGTGAATGTCTCTGACCGCTGGAGTGCGGTACACTGAAGACAAACCCACAAAGTTAAAATCCATCGCTGATCCCCTTCATAATATCCTTCAAGGTAACCCTGCCCTTAGAATTAGGAGCGTACCTACATTGGAACTGGCGGGGGCATTCAGTGAACGACCTTTGAGCATAGTGGTATGCTATGGTTCCGTTCACCCCAGAGTAGATGCAAACCTTACCGTCTCTACCTTCGGTTCTCTTCCATAAGTGGCAGGTAACGTATTCAGGGTTAACCAGAGAGCCTATTAAAATTAAGGGTATGGCTACATTCATAACGCTAACGTAAGCAGGTATACCCCGCCGCCTAAAAAACCGAAGATGCCTGTAGATAAGCCAAGGATAACCGCATTGTTCATCATCTCGCGTTTGGCTTCCATATGCCGGTAGACTGTCCTCTCGCGCTCTTCTCTAATCTGCTTTCTAAGGTCAGTCATCTCCTTATACGTGTTAGGACCGTACCTGTAGTTGAGTAGGAATTTTATTTCCTTTTCCTTCTCAAGCAGGGCTTTCCTACGGACAATAAGGTCTAGTGCTTCCCTTTCTAAACTGTCTGAACCTTGAGACATTTTCTCAAAGGTCTTGGGGTTCTTCCGCTGGCTCTCAGCCTTGTTTACGTCTGAACAGGCTTCGTACCACTTTCCAATTTGCGAACTTACGTCATGTAATTCTCGTCCGGCACTAATTAATTTTTTAGTTACGGAAAATGCGGCTTGGGCTGCAGCAAATGCACTTATAGGGTCAATCAAGTTTAGCCCTCCAAGAGCCTAAAAAGTCAGGAGGTGTATTCCTCTTCCTCCTTTTCCAACAATGTATCGAAGGAAATGTTTGGTAGGTATTTCTCTGGCTCTAATGGAACCTCTACCGAATTGTGTTC